AAAGTCTTGAAGTTTAGTGTTACCTCTCTTATCAAAGTTAAAAAATCCTCCTGTTAGAGAGTCTGCGACTCCCCCAATGACTCCTTTGATTCCCCTCTTCTCGCCCTTGAGAGATGAGTCCTGACCTTTCTCTTTCTTCTTACCAAACATTGAGTTTTTAACTGAATCATAATGTTTTCCAACATCAAGTTCATATCCACCATACTCTAAAGTCTTATTATAATTTTCTTTGTATCGATACAAGTTACTTTGTGGGCCATATGACTCAATAGCCTCCTCTCTAGTCATTCCTCCTATAATATCTGATCTAAAATCAAATTCAAGCATTTCAATTTTACTTTTATAAACATCTTGTTGTGCCTTTTCAAGTGGCACGCCTGGTGGTAAAGAACCCTCATCGGGTATAAATTCAAGAGTCGCTGGATCAAATCTTCCTTTATAACTAAAGGACTCACTATATGATCCATCTTTATCTTCTGGATTTGTTGCACCAACCTCTTGAGCTTTATTATCTTTTTTGCCAAATAGTTTTCTACCTAAGAAACCAGCGACACCACCTTGTTTCACAAAGTTCATCAATTTATTTTCTTTCTTCTCTGGTTGCACTGAATCTTGATTAACTGAATCTTGATTAAATCCACTTAACTCATACAATTTATTTTCTGTTTCTTCTAGTTCTTTTTCAAGTTCTGCAATTTTATCATAATCAATCTTCCCACCAGTCTCATATTCGGCGTCTATGAGCATTTCTAGTTCCTGTTCCCTCTTCATCAAATCAGACTGTTCCTGTGTCGCATTACCACCAACAACCTTGCCTTCTCTTCTCACAGTGGTAAGATTTAATTCATCTTTTATTTCTGACTTTATTTCTTCTTTTATTTCTTTTTTCTCATCTTTCTTTCTACCAAACATACCACTAATTCTAGCAAATGGATTTAGTGTTTCTAAGATACCGCCAGACTTACCTTTATCTGGTGTTGATGCATACTCAGTTTTATCTACAGGCATTCCTCCATAACTTTTATCTCTACCAAACAAAGCAGCAAATGGATTGAGTAACGCTGCACCAATTATAGAACCAGCACCTATGATACCCTGACCTAACGCACCGAGGATGCCTCCTCCACCTTGTTTAGGAGTATTTTTTCTATCCTCTCCTAAGCCTGGAGCTCCTGGCGCTCCCCGATCACCTTTATCACCTTTCTCTCCCTTCATTTCTTGTTGTTTTTGGATCAATTGAGCTTTCTCAAGTGCATCCTTTTGTGCTGTGAGTCTATCCTCTAATTCGTCTCTTCTAATTTTATCATTATCTTGTAGAGTTTGAATATCTGTTTGTATTGCAGCTACAATTTTTTTAAGTTTATTGATTTCTTCAGTTGCGGTATCAACTTTACCAAGATTTAGTTTGGAAGATTCTAAGGCATCATTAGCCACCTTATCAATCTTTTTGATTGATTCAAAGAAATTAGCAATCGTAATTTTTTTGCCAGTGGCGCCTGATTTTTCTTCATCCATATCCGTACTTTCGGACTCCTTCTTCTTGTTGACGTTTTAGATTTTGTTCTTCAATATATTGTTGTAAAAGAGCAATGTAAATGTCTCTTTCCCAAGGCATCATATTTTCGAGTTCTGTCAAGCTATATTTATGGTATTGCATGAGGGAAAAATTGATACGATAATACGATTCAAGATCCTCTCTTGCAATACTCACCCGAAAAAATCGGCTAGGCCCTCCAAAACGACACTACCTTTTTCTTTTGTATTTGGATTCACAACCTCAATGGTGTGAGATAATTTAGGCATTGTTGCAAAAAATTTCTCAACCTCTTTATATTGTTTTGAATTTAATTGTTCAACAAACTCTAGTTTTTCAGATGAGGAAAAATCTTTTCCATCCCATGCATCTTCCTCTGTATAAACAGTATCGATACAATCAGCGACAACTTGAAAGGTCTTATCAACAACATCTTCTGGATCGTCATCAACATCAAAATTATTTTCAATAAATTGATTTATTGAAGGGTATTTCATCCGAAGAGTCATCTTATTATCTAAAGCAATGTCAACCTTATGATCTTTTGGTTTAACCACCTTTATTTCATCAACATAGACAGTGACTGGAACTTGAGTCTTTCCATCATCAGGACATGTCACAGTCATCTTAATATCCTCACCAATTGACTTAGCACGAATATTTAAGAAAATATACTCAATATCAAAAGTTGGAAGACTATCAACATCTATCCCTCTTGTTAAAATACATTTTTTCAAAACATCTGTGACAGCGTTGGTAATCTCTTTTTCACTCTTTGAATCTAAAGCTAAGATTAGTATTTTTTCCTCTCGAACAAGAAATGGTCTATACTTAATTTTTTTATTTGATGAAGGCAACTTCAACTCATATGTTGGAGTATCGATTGTTGGTAAGGGCATAATATTTTATTTAATAATTTACTAATTGTTATGTATTTACATTCAAATCGTAGTGATTACCACCTTTGAAGTTAACTTTAGCTTGTTGTGAAGGGCTAAGTCCACTGCCAATTCGTTTTAACTGATCATTTGAGTTCACAGTGCCATTAGATGTATTGAGGACAGATTGATTTGAATCTTCATAGTTAAATTTAGTGAAGAATCTATCGTAAGAGAATTGCACACTACATTGTAACACATTTGGATCCCCATAGGCAAGTCTCATTGATGTTAAATCAGTTGGCCAGATGTTTACAAATTCATAACTAGACAGATTAGATTTATACTCCCCTGGCTTATCACTAAAAGTATCTCTTTCAAATTTTGTAAGATGAATGATTTCTTTGTAGTCATCTGGATAGTTAAAACGTGTGTAAGCTCCTAAATTTCTAAGTCCATTTTGCACTGGATTAATATACGTCATCCAACTTTCTAATATCTCTAAGATTACCATGTCTGCATCACAGTAAAAAGTAAGATTTAAAGGAGGAAAATTTCTTACCTCTGGAAATTCTTCTTGAATACCTTGATGATGTCCAATCGCATATAATTTTGTAAAGTTAGTGCCTGGTATCTCAGCTTGTGTGCATAACAAAGACATTTTTCTTTTAAAATCAAATCCCTGAGTTCTCTTTTTGCCTGGCAAATTATTTTCTAACCACTTATCAACTTTTCCGAATGAGAAAGTTACCTGATATAGAGTATCAAGAGATGGTCTTGCGACACTATCTCTAATATCTAAAGTGGTGCCTTTAAATATATCTGATCTTCTTGGAAATAAATTATTGGCTGACACGATAAATAAATTTAACTTGTTATTACTATATATGAGCTATAAAGGGATATATAGACCCTCTAATCCTAAAAAATATAAGGGCGATCCTCAAAATATTATTTATAGGTCTTTATGGGAAAGAAAATTCATGAATTACTGCGATTTGAATGAAAATATACTTGAATGGGCGTCTGAAGAGTTCTGGATTCCATATCGAGATCCCACAACTAATCGTGTTCGTAGATATTTTCCTGATTTCTTCATTAAATATAAAGATAAAGACAATAATATTCGTAGATCAGTGATTGAAGTTAAACCAATGAGAGAAACTCTTGAACCAAAACAATCAAAAGGAAAATCAAGAAAGACCATGATAAATGAATCAATGACATATATAAAAAATCAAGCAAAGTGGAAGGCAGCGAGAGAATTTTGTGAAGATCGTAAATTAGAGTTTAAAATTATGACAGAAAAAGAATTAGGGATCCGATGAGTATTTTACGGACTATTTTAGATAGGGTTGAAAATCAAGTAAATGAAGATTGGTTTCGTAATCAATTAATTCAAGAACTAGGTTCAACTAACTTTAATGATGACGCTGCAGATACCAATGGTTTTTATCCTGGCCAACTGTATTTTTTTACATACTCTGCTCAGACAAAACAACCATACTATGATATGTATCCACTTTCATATATAATTGAATATCAAAAGGGTGGATTTCTTGGTTGTAATCTTCACTATGTTCGATTAGCACAAAGAGACGAACTAGCAATAAGCTTACTAAATAACTCTGCTCAAGGTGCAGTCGCAGTTCCTCAAAGAACTCTACATAAATATGTATATGCTGGTGTCAGAGGTCAACCATATCGTATTCCTGATAGTGAATGGTCAGATGTGGCTCAATTGCCAACTGAGAAATTTGTTGATATGAGAGGTATTCCAGTCTCAAGGGACAGAGTTTATAACAAAAACTAATGAAAATAGCAAAAAGCAGATCATATGAAATAGATGGGTCAAACATTTCCTTTGAGTTTGATAGGGAAGATGGTAAGATAATTGGTGTAAAAAAACAAAATGATAATGGAGATTTTATCTCTGTTGATCCAAAAACAAGTGAGTTTGGAGATCTTAGTCAATCTGAGGAGGCAGTAAATGCATATAACGTTGCAAAATATTCCTCCAACAAGAGAGCCTATGTTGATTCGATAGCGAGCAAATCATCAGCTGAGTTAGAAAGTTACTATCAGGATCAAAATAAGAAAGAAACAAATGAACAATTTATAGAGGAGGATCAGCCTGCAATAAATCAACCCTTGGCTTTTCAATCTCCTCGTGATGGATTTGTTGGATATGTTAGACCAGCAAAGAGATCAAGTGATATCATGGCATATCCCTCTGATATTGATACCAATCAAGATCACATGAAGATTACAAGGTATGAATATCGAAGACCAACTGTAAACCAGAGTAAGCCTGCAATGCAGATAAAAACTATCTTTGGAGAAAGGACTATTGCTGGCGACACAGTAAAAGGAAGTCAAATTAAAGGAAGTATCATACTTCCAATGCCGAAACCAACAGATGTTAACGCTGCTGCATGGGGAAAAAGTGAGTTGAATCAGCAAGGACTTGCAGCGATTGGTTCAGCACAAAAAGCTGCTGGGTTGGCAGGTTTACTTGGTTTAAATTTAACTGGAAAAACAGCAGAAGATACAGGAAAAGACTTTATAGCTGGTTTGAGAGAGGGTGGTGGTAGAAGACCATTTGCAGGGTTTACTAGTCTTAGGGGTTTTGGACAGGCAAACGCTACCAACTTCATAACTAAATTAGCTAATGGTGCATTTGGTACAGAATTAGATCCAGATACATTTTTAGCGAGAACTGGTGGACGAGTTTTAAATCCAAATGCAGAGGTATTGTTTCAAGGGCCTGCTATCAGAGATTTTGCTTTTGAATTTCAAATGATCGCAAGAAGTGAAGTTGAGGGTAAAACAATTAGAAAAATAATTAAATTTCTTAAATTAGGTATGGCGCCCAAATTTAGAAATACAACCTTCATAGCTAATCCTGATGTATTTCAATTAGAATACAAAAATGGAAAAGGTGAAGGTGATATGTTAAAAACAGTGAATCAATTTAGTCCAGGCGGTCTTGCATTAACAAATATAAATGTAGATTATGCTCCAAGTGGTTACTGGTCTGCATATCAAGATTCTCAACCAGTATCAGTTAAAATGAGTCTTAACTTTACTGAATTAAGACCAATCTTCCAACAAGATCAAATAAACACTCCAGAGGACAGCGTAGGTTTATAACATGACATACTCAGGATCTAACAATTCTTACTTCAGACAATTACCAGAACTCGATTATCCGTCATTGGCAAATGATCGAAAGTCTGCGTATGATTATCAAGTTGTAAAAAATATTTTTAAAAGAGCAGTTATTCGTAATGATATA